ATGTTATATAATTCAGATTATAAGTTTTTTAAGAAAGCTAGGGATGTTGCAAATATATCTGATTATAAAAATCCTCATATAGGATGTGTAGCTGTCTATCAGGGACAAATAATTGGTTTAGGATGCAATTCTAATAAAACCCATCCTACGCAGCAGTTCTATAATAAATATCGTACACATTCTGATTCAATGCTTCCAAAACTTCATGCAGAAATCAATTGTCTTAATCAAATCCGAAATCTAAATATCAATTTTTCCAAAGTAAAACTTTATATCTACAGAATGAGAAATGATCAACCATTTGGTATTGGTAGACCTTGTGTATCATGCATGACTGCAATTAAAGATTTAGGGATAAAAGACATTTATTATACAACGAATGACGGTTTTGTTTACGAATGTGTAGGGAATATATAAGTAAGAATATTAAATAGGTGGTGATATGATAATTCATGAGTGAATTTGGTATTAAAATTAAGAATATTGAAGCAGCAACTTTATATGAATATAACAAAGGTTTAAGAGATCGCTATGATTATAAAGATGCTATGTTTGTAAACAGCTTATTTAAAGATTTTATTTGTGAAAACAAATTAAAATTGAGAAAAGATGGTTCAACAAGGGATTTAATTTGTCTTGAATTTAACTTTGGAACCAGAACATATGAGCAGGAAATTGAACATATTAGAAAAATTGCAAAGAAAGCAAGATTAGACTATAAAAAAGCCATTAGTTTTAAAAGTGAAAAACTAATAGAAACGCAGAAAAACAAAAAACATAAAATTATGGAATTATATAATTTTGCAAAAGAACACAAATATCTCTACTCTTCTATTTCTGCTGATGAAATACGTAAAGAATTTTACATGAATGGGGTAGATGTTGAATATGTTACTAGAAAACATTCTGGTGAAATATTAAAAAAAGAAGTTATTCATTACAAAATGCTTTATAGGAGTACAGGGAAAGCTAAAAAAGGTACATGTACGTTCATCAGAGATAAATTATATGATAAAGCACTTAATTTTCTTAGAATGGGAATTAAATTACCTGATGAGAATCCGGATATTGTAGGAATTAGCGCATATTCTTCGCTTATTTGTAGTGGTATCGTAGGTAGAGTAAGAATAAATCCTAAAAATATTTTAATTTTAAAAGATATAGATAGGTATTTTAATACAAAGATTATTTCTGTTGAAACTACCGATGAAAAGCAATGTATAGCAAAATTAATTGAAAACTATAAACTAAAAAATACATTGTTTGATGGTCAAGCTCTTATTGATTCTAATATTTTTCCAGAATGGGCTGATGGGTATATTTTATTAAGACATCATTTCTGTAAAATGGCTGCATTTGCAACTAATATTCAATTATTTTTCCGCGAATATTTTGGAGATGATTACTATGCTGCTACTGTAAAAGACATGTGGGGCAATGAACATTATGTAAAAGATATTGAATTAATTACAACTGATAATGCTATGAAATGGATTAAATATGACATTTCTTATGATTATTGGTGTAAATGGGTTTATAAAAATGATTGTATGTTCGGAATTGTAAAAACAGCACATCCAAGTAAATTAGGTAATTATCAAAGAATGAGTTATCAAATGGTAAACTCATTAGATATTGATACTATGGAAGATGTTTGTAAAGAAAGCATTGAATATATCAATAAATTAAAATCTGATAATGATTTCTTTTTGGAATATTTGAGAAAGAATTCAAATTTTTCTAATGACTATGATGCTCTAATTGCTCTATGTGAAAGAAATAGAGATTTTGTTAGAAGTTCATATTTTAGAGAAAGAAAAAAATCAATTATTATGACATATGTACTTAATTTTAAAAGTGGAAAAGTAATTCAGAATGCAGATAATTTAGTAATTGTTGGTTCTCCATATGCTATGTTATTGTATGGCGCAACTGGTAATCCTGATTCAATAGATAATGATGATACTTTTTCCGTAGAAGAAATTGCCACTCAATGTTATACTACTAGATTTTCAGATAATGAGTATTTAGCTGAATTTAGAAGTCCTTTTAATGGAAAATATAATCTTGGATATTTACATAATGTGTATGATGATAGATTTGTTAAATATTTTAAATTTTGTGACAATATCATTGCCATTAATATGAATGGTACTGATTTTCAAGACAGAAATAACGGATCGGATCAAGATTCAGATTCTTTATACGTAACAAATCAACCTCAAATTGTTTCTCATGCAAGAAATTGCTGTCTTAATTATCCAACTATAGTAAACAATATACCAAAAGATTCTAATGTATATAACAACACTATGGAAGATTTTGCTAATTTGGACAACAAACTGGCTGCTTCTCAATTAGATATAGGAGGGTCTAGTAATCTTGCTCAATTAGCGCAGACATATGATTATACATTTGGAGATCAAAAATATAAAGATTATGTTTGTATTTTAAGTGTATTAGCTCAGATAGTAATTGACAGTGCAAAGAGACTTTTTGATGTAAATGTTGGAGATGAAATAAAACGTATAAAAAAAGATATGGATGTTAAAAGAAATAAATATCCTGTTTTTTGGAAGGTTATTCATAGAGATTTCAAAGATAAAAATATTAATAGGGATCTTATTTGTCCTATGAACTATTTATACAATTTAAAATTAGATCAGTTTAGATCTTCTGAATCAACTCTTACAATGGAAGAATTTATTATTAATTATCCTTTGGAATTAGATAAAAGAGTTTGTAAAAGAACCGAAAAGTTACTTTATGATTTTTCTTTGCAGAATTATCAACAAAAAGATGATAAAGAAAATTATTTT